ACCATACCTATGGACAATCCTGTACTTAATCACGACTCTTCTGGCTTACCGGCCAGCTTAGCCATGCGGAACATGTCGTCACTAACCAAACGCATTTGGAACTCCTCCTCGTGCGCCCATGCGTGGCACGTGTAGTGCGCCTTGACATCGCCGTCATCGCGGTGGTACTTCTTCGTGTACTTCTCTGCACGTTGCAGAATCTCAGACAGTGCCACTGCATCCTTCGGGGACATTGCGAATTCGTTGTATCCAACTGTTACTATCATCATGTCAGTCTCCTTAATCTTGTATATGAATCGTCTTACCGATGGGCGAGACCACATCGTTGCCACCAACGATGGCCCACATAACAGGAGCAGTCCAGTCGCTCCCCCAATCGCTACCCACGTAACCATCTGTAAGGACAATGATGCACTGGGGTTCAATCTTCTTCTCCTTCAAGTACTCAGACACACAGCTTGGGCTTGTGCCACCACCGCCTCGGGGCTTGGTAGAACTAACAATGTTAGGTACCTCTGCTTCCGTATACGTTTCGTGCGCAGCCATTTCGCTATCCCAATAGATCAAGTCCACAATCTCAGGGCTTACCTCTTCGGCGATACCCTTAACCTCGGACAAAAACTCTGCCAGTTCCTCGTTGCCGATAGAACCAGACGTGTCGATAGCTACAACCAAGTGCCCAACTTTCTCACCGATCATGCTCGGCATGTACACACCACTGGATAGGAACCTACGGTTAACCCTGCGCCACGATGACGTGTCCTTGCTATGACACATGGACTTCACGTAGTCACGCAGCACCTCGCGCCAGTTGACCTTGGGTTGTAGTAGCTCTTGCATCTCACGGTCAAGCCCACCTGCACCCTCACCCACCTGCTTCTTGTGCGCCAGTAGCCCTTGGCGAATCGCTTGGTCAATGTCACGCTCCAGCTCCTTCTTCTCCTCGGCGGTCATCTCCTTGGCACCGTCCCAGTCATGGTCGTCCATGCTGCCGTCACCATCACCACTGCCACTCTTACCCCCCTGCGCATCTTGCTCCTGCTTCAGGATGTCGAACACCTGCTTAGAGTTCATACCCTTGAAGCGCATGTCACACATACCCATGGGCTTGTTGATGTGTGGGCCTTCCCGATATATAGGCATGGCAATCACCGACTCGCTCGGGTCTAGCTCCTTGAGCATCAGGTTAATCACATGGTCACAGGCAATGTTCGCTAGCTGTGCGTCAACATCATGCAGCTTCTTCCACGTAGTCAGGTGCCGATACATCTTGTGCCCTGCCTCATGGGCGATGACAAAGCACAGCTCACGGTCATGCAGCTTCTTCACAAACTCACGGCCATAAATCTCATCACGTCCGTTAGTACATGCAGTCGGTACGTTGTCGGCTACCTTAGTGCGACCGATCATCATCACGCCCTGCAACAGAGCAAACTTCTGATTACGCATCAGGCTAATCTTGGCCTTCTGCAACTTACGTTCTTCTAACATTGTTAGTTCCTTTCGTTTCGTTTTCCATCTTCAACATTCAGCAGGAAGCGAATCATGTCCGTTGCCTCCTGCTTATCCTCATACGTACCTATCTCTAAGCGCTTAGTGCCGCTCACCGTATGCTCCCACCGGATAATGGTCACCCGATACGGCGCACCATAGGGCAGCGCAAACATCTTGGTCTCTATGTTCACGGTGTACCCGTAACGCTTGAGAAGTCTGGTCAGCCACGCAATCTCCTCGAACCCACCGGGCCAGTCTTTTTCTCGGTATATCGCTGCGTACAACATTGTTAGCTCACAGCAGGTCTTGGTTCTTAGCCACCCATGCAGCGAACGCCTTGCAACTGAACGCAATGCTCTGCTTGGCTGGTGCCTTGGCAATGTTGATCGCAAACACTGCTTGCCACTCGGCGTCGAACCGCTCGATGTACTCCATGAACGGCGTGATGGTCTCCTTAGTGATACGCGAGATAGCGCCAAACACCACGATAGAACAAGCACCGGGGCTCGTCGGTACCGCCGCTGTCTTAGGGCTAGTGATCGTCGCCTCCCACGTTGGAAGCTGATCGGCAAACTCTATGTATGCTTGCATATCCCGTGCACCTGACTCACCGATGGCACCAGTCAACGCGGCAATCACTGCATCGCTATCATTCTCTTTGCGAGTCCTAACAATGTTAGATGCAGTCTCCAATGAACGTGGGGATACGAACGCATTCTGGTTGCGCTTGGGGTTGTAGATGTACGGGTTGTCGTTCTGCCCACCCTCGGTATACGATGCCAACACTTGAGGGAACCGACTCACCCACGCAATCACCTCGGGCGATACGTCCTTGTTGATGGCCCACTCAATCCATTGCTCGGCATTGGGCTTGCTGATAGTCACCGGCACCAGTCGGTTGCGGCTATGTGCCTTCAGGTTGTCACCCACACCGTCCGTGGTCAGGTTACCCGTAAGAAACACAATGAACTTCTTGTTCAGGCTGATGTCACCCAGTCGAGGGTTCGCCTTCTCTAGCATGGGGTGCAGCATATTCTTGACCGGGTCGGCACCCTTAGTGAACTCGTCGAGCATGATGACGATAGGCTCGCCGGTATGCACACCGAATCGTGCGTTGGGATAGTAGCGGGTCGTCTTGGTCTCGTGGTCAATCACCGGCATGGCAATGTCACCTAAGTCCATGTTCGGCACGTCGATATAAGCGTGCGCGTAACCCAGTCGGCCAGAGATCATCTCCAAGAGGGATGACTTGCCAATGCCCGGCTCACCCTGCAACAGGAAGCGGGTCTCGGGGTTGCTGCAAATCAGGTTCGCAGCTTGCTTGAGGGTAATTGTTTTACCAAACGATACTTCAGCCATTTCTAACTCCTTCTAATACGGGCAAAATCGCCCACTCTGAACGGCTACATTAGATACTCTATCCCCTAATGTAGCCTCTATTGTAACACATTGTGACACTTATGTCAAGCATTCAGGTCTCGTCCACCTCTCAGCGCATACGCCTTGATGTGTTTCAAACTTGGCCGCAGGGATACGAATCGCTCCTTCGCTACCTCCATGCTGCTGGCCTCAATGCTCTCCGTGTGCCACATCCCGAACCGACTGCTCCAGCCGGTCACTAAATAGTTGCATAACATTGTTAGCTCTCCTCTAATAGTTTCAACATGCTTTTCAGCATCTTCAGTGGTTGGTCGTCGCAGATCACGGTATAGGTATTGATTGCTGCCAGTATGCGCAGCAGCTCCTTACTCTCTACCGAATAAGTTCCGTCCCCGTACCAAAGTGCGTTTTGTACTAACATGTACTTATATTTATTTTTAGCCATGCCACTCTTCCAGTTGCTTTAGCTGGTGCGCCAATGACATGACCTCGGTCTTAACGTAGGCCCAGTCCCGGTACACAGCGTCATTTAGGATTAAGCGGTCTGTATGACTAAGCGTAAGAAACCCCGGCGACAAGTCACTCATGTGCCCACAGTCGAACCCGAATACCCGTCTGTCGTTCATCACGTCCGCGAACGTCAACCCACCATGCACTTCAATATTGCTGAACGGGTCATCGTTGTAGCTCGCGGCTTCGAACGGCGGAGTATTCGGCACTGACACATACCCACACAGGTGCATCATCATCTTATTGCGCTTAATCATGCACCCGTACCCAGTAGCTTCATCTACCCATTCTTCAGAGTCCGGCTCGTTGTCCCATGGTCGGTCGTCCTCTAACAATGTTAGTTTTTCGCGCATAGTCAGGAGTTCCTCCGCGTTCATGCCAGTTCCCTCACTTGTCTTCATCATCATCTCCTTCTTCGGCCCGTAATCTTTCCTCGTATATGTCGGCGAGTACACGCACGATACTGCTGAACGACACGTCATGTTGTATCGTTGCATGAATCAGCGCATAGCTAAGCACTGAGAGCATCTTGTCAGGCTCACGCCCCGCCATGCTCAGAACGATTGACACCTTGGCGTGCATGTCGTCGTGGTCTTTTCCCTTGAGGGGCTCGGCCCCTCGGTTGCGTTCGTAACTCATGCTAGCTCCTCGATTGATTCGAGCGTCCACTCACCACCACGGTCAGTAGCTCCACCCTTTAGTTCTTCCATCGCAAGGGTCTCGGCTTCGTCCTCGCTATCGGCATCCACAGTTACCACTACGTATGCTTCGTACTTCATCTCCACCTCGTATGTCCTCTTGCTCATTTCGTTTCTCCAGTTATTGGTACGCAGCTAGATGCAGGCACCATTGGCACGTTGGTGTAGTGTTTCCGGTATCCCGCAGAATAGAGAAACCCCATTAGCCCCACGATGACGGCCACAAGTAGATAGAACCCCTTCATTTCATCTCCTCCCAGCCGAACCGCTCGGCTTGTGCGTGATAGATAGAACCCTTGTTTGTAGTAACTTTGTGCAGGGCTTTGGCTTCTAACAATGTTAGGTTGTCCCACTGCATCTTCACCGTCTCCCCGTTGTTAGGGTCGGTTACTTCGAGTAGGAACGTATACATCCCCGGTGCCGTTTGTGTTTGCTTGTTCATCTCGTTGTCCTTTAGTTAGTTGTTAATGCCAGTCCACACACGCCGTGCTCGGCTATCTTGCGCATGTCCACGGTGCTACGCTTGGCAGTCTCCACCCCGCTCGGTCGGCACTGACTTTGATGTCGGTTAGTTGACACGCTGTACCTATCCTCGTTCTCGAACCATACGCCCTCGGCGTATATGAACATGGGGAAGTGCACCCCGTAGCTATACACCACATAGGCACCGTGGCGCTTGTTCTCGCCCCACGTGTTGCTACCCTCGAACGGTAGCAGCTTCTCCACGTAGTACCGTGCGTCTCTGTTTGCTATCTTTTTCATGCTCAGCCCCTTATGCTTTTGGGGTTAGTCTGCTTTAACGTTAGGGGTGCGCTAGCAGGAGTAACCAATTGATAGGCACCCTTGCTGTATTCCTGTATCACGCACCATGACATACGCTCCACTGTTGCGGCTTCCTCACCGCAGAATAAGCACACCCGGTAACCTAGGGCAAATCTGCGTGGGTTTATGTCGTCTCCGCACTCTCGGCACGCAGCAAATAGTTGTTTGGTGTTACTCATCATGGTCTCCAAACTAAGATATCCAAACAAACTACCGCAATCGCCAGCAGGAATACAACCCGCTCGATGGTCTCTAGTCTTGTGTTCGTTTTCATGTGCTGCTCCTGCTTCAGATGTTGTATCCGTTGAGGAAGCGTGCGGCTTCTAGCACGTTGTCGGGCTCTACGATTGTTAGGCCCTCGTACTCGTTGTCGATATCACCGAACTCCATGCTGCCGTCGATGTCCATGTCTGGGTCGATGGTGTTGGTGTTCAGGTAGTGGGCGGGCATGAAGCTGTTCCATCCCGTGTCGGTTGCGCGTGTCTTCATATCTAACCTTTCTAATTTCAATTACATTGTTAACATTGGACTTCAGATTTACTTCTGATTGGCTTGGAGGCTTTGTTACGTTATCCTCCTTACCAAGCTCTATTGTAACACATTGTTACGTCTGTGTCAAGCATTCAGGTATTCACTCAGGCACCGCAGGATGAGTTCGGCCACGGGTATTCCGTAGCTGTTGGCGTGTGCTATGTAGTTGTCCTTGAGGGCTGGGGGCACGATAGCTGTTATGAAATACCTGTCGGCGTAGTTTTCTGGTGGTCGGAACTTCTCGGGCACTTTGAGATGCTTGGCCTTATGTGCGTACATGGAGAGGGAAGTTCGCACGGCTTCAGATACGCCTTTGCGCAGGTGGAGGTTGGCTATTGCTGTACGCATAGCTGGGGAAGATGTGGCGGCTATGTTGCTGCTCAGGTTCAGGTGTTGCATGGTTGGGTCGGGGTTGTTGAAGTACCTACAGTATATAACAATATAGATTGTGAGTCTAGCAATGTTACGGAAGTTTGTTATGAATAAACGTAACAGAAAGGTGGAATGTAACGAGAAACGTAACGGAGAAAACCCAATAGAATCAACGGGTTAGGTAAGAAATTTCTAAGATATTATATTGTTTAAGAAAAATAGATGTATATATAAATGGCGCCGCAAAATTAGTTGGGGGGAAGTTGTGCACTTGCTGGAAGGCTTGCTCGATTCCAGATTTTCCTAGCTCCATATATGCTTTGTAACAACGTAACATCTAACATAATAGCAAACTATCTAGCATCCATGCGGGTTCCCAAGGTTTTGCCTGTTTTCGTAACGTAACAATACCCAGAATTTCATAACGTTTTGGCCTACAAACGTAACGTTTACATTGGAAACCCTAGACTTCGGGCTACCCCCACGCAGAGAACTGGTATTCGAGGGGTACTGTGTTTATATACACTACATTACACACAGCTAGCGTACACACAAGGAACACTAGGCCAAACCCCGCCGACAGACTAGGGCTACCCCCACCCAGAGAACTGGTATTCGAGGGGTTTTCAATTTCGTAACAGATACGTTGGAAACCTTAAATCGTTGGGACGAAAAAAAACCCGCCGGAGCGGGTTTCAAGGGATAGGGGTTTACCCTAAGAAAAGAGCTTTGAGAGCTTTGAGCCCATCGACTGTTTTTATCACGTCAAAATCGAGCTTGCTCTCTTTGGCACGTTTGATGCCGTCGATCATCTCTTGGCACTTCTTGGCGTAGACTTCACCCATGGTTTTCTTATCCATCGCACCGCGCTCAAGGTCCTCGAACTTCTTGAGATGCTGCGCGATGCGCTTCATATGGACGTTGTCCACGCGGTTCATGAAGTACTTACGGTCGCTGCGCTCTTGGTCAGTAAACCCAATAGTTGACGATGCAGTCAACAGCGTGATGATGTTAGGCTTTTGCGCGTGCACCACAATGGCGCGAATAGCAATGTATTTCTCACCCTTCACGTCCGCCAAATCACCATGGCGAACGTCCGCCATGTACAGTTTGGAGGCCGCGCTTACCCATTTGTCGTTTGCAGCATCCTCGGCGCCACAAGCCACACTAACAGCCTTGACCAATTCAGGAGATGCCAGCGTTAATTTTGCGTTACTCATATTAAAACCTCTTATATCTACTAACTCTAGGGGAACTGCCTAGTCAGTATGCGAGCACTGTATTTAAATATACTCTTGTTCGCATGAGTTGTATTGTATGACAAATTGACCCCTATGTCAAGCATTTTCACTGTAAACCCTATCCAGCGACCCCACCACCCCTTTTAGACGTCAAGGAGTCCCTAGGCTCCATACACACTAACCCACACACTCGATCTTCATTTTTGTACTTTTTGTAACAAAACACCCCCCACCCCCTACTTTTTCCTGCCACGACTTTCTCTAGTCCTTTTCTCAGAAACACCCCCCGTCACTTTTTTATTTCGCACACCCCCCACCCCATATATTTTTCTGTTACAGTCCAGCCATTCCCGTTACACCACGGTGCACATGATAGAAATTACTCCTACTGCGGAACACCCGGTTCCGTTCGACTTGTCCGATGAGCGACCCAAGACTCATGCGGATAGCATTTCTATTGCTGCGAATACCGCAGACCTCATCGACCAACTCGGCGGGAGCATTGACTTCAGTGCAGAGGACGAGGAGAAAGCTAGAGAACTTATTAAGGGCGGTGCCCGCTCGGCAAACATAAGTACCATCTCCAGTGCAGGAGTTGCGAAGAAGGCCAGTCAGATTCTCAAGACCTACGACTACCAAGCCATCGACGATGCGATTCAGGCACGGAACTTCATCACCAACAAGCTCATTGAACTAGCAGACTGCGGAGACCCGAAGTTTGAACTGAAGGCACTTGAGCTGCTCGGCAAACATTCAGACATTGGAATCTTCACAGAACGCAGTGAGATTACGGTGCACCACAAAACTTCCATTGATCTTGAGAATTCCATCAAGGAGCGGGTCAAGCGCCTGCTCAATGCCACAGTTACAGATGTCACGCCACTTGACGACCTAGATGAACAATTGGGCCTCAGCGTAGAGGATGTGTTCGTAGGTATGGCGGACGAAATAGAATCCGAAGAAGCTGATACTAAAGAATAAGTAAGAAATTAAATGGCCCGCACCCCCAACATAAGTAACATATCCCTGAAAGATATACCGAGCGTTCTGTCTCAGTTGTCTGAGGCGGACATGCGGGTGCTCGAAACGCAGTTGATTCATCTGGAGAAGATGAAAAGTAGGGAACTTTCCCAGACTAAGTTCATCAAGTTTGTGGAAGCGGTGTGGCCGACCTTCATTTCTGGGCGTCACCACAAGCGGATGGCAGAAGCATTTGAAAGGGTAGCCAATGGTACTTGTAAACGTCTTATTATTAACATGCCTCCTCGGCATACAAAGTCAGAGTTTGCTTCTTATCTACTTCCTGCTTGGTTTCTTGGCAAGTTTCCCCACAAAAAGGTTATCCAAGCGTCTAACACAGGTGAACTCGCAGTTGGATTCGGTCGCAAAGTCCGTAACTTGGTAGATTCTGAGGTTTTTCACGACATTTTCCCGGAATTGACGCTCCAAGCGGACTCAAAAGCTGCTGGAAGGTGGAATACCAGCAAGGGTGGCGACTATTTTGCTATTGGTGTGGGTGGTACGGTGACAGGTAAGGGTGCCGACATCCTTATTATTGACGACCCGCACTCGGAGCAGGAGGCTGCGATGGCCGCGAGCAACCCAGAGGTCTATGACAAGGTGACGGAGTGGTATACATCCGGCCCAAGACAGCGGTTGCAGCCCGGTGGGTCTATTGTTATTGTGATGACGCGCTGGGCACAGCGGGACTTGACTGGTCAGGTGCTGAAATCAGCGGCCCAGAGGTCTGGAGAGGAGTGGGAGGTCATTGAATTCCCGGCGATTCTTCCGTCTGGAGGCCCACTTTGGCCTGAATTCTGGTCTATGGAGGAGCTTTCTGCCCTTCGTGAAGAGCTGCCGAACGCCAAATGGCAGGCCCAGTACCAGCAGAATCCCGTGGGGAATGAGTCCGCCATCGTCAAACGAGACTGGTGGAAGTGGTGGGAGCATGACAATCCACCCCAATGTAACTATGTGCTACAGACGTGGGACACTGCGTTTGAGAAAAATAACCGTGCCGACTACTCTGCGGGCACGACGTGGGGCATCTTCGACTTTGATGAAGACAACGGGATGCCGAACATCATCCTGCTTAATACATATAAGAAGCGCGTTGAGTATCCAGACCTCAAGCGTGACGTGCTCAAAGAGTACAACGAGTATGAACCCGACGGTGTATTGATCGAGAAGAAGGCGTCAGGAGCGCCTCTTATATATGAGCTTCGGCAGATGGGCATACCCGTGCAAGAGTTCACACCCGGTAAGGGGCAGGACAAAATCGCCCGCTTGAATGCGGTATCAGACATAATTGCGTCTGGGAAAGTGTGGATTCCCCGCACCCGTTGGGCTGAGGAGTTGGTCGATGAGATCGCTGCCTTCCCGTCCGGCGAACATGATGACTTGGTTGATGCGACCACGCTAGCCCTTATGCGGTTCCGACAAGGTGGGTTCCTCCGACTGCCTAGTGACGAGCCTGAAGAGATCAAATGGTTTAAGGGTAGCCGCCGAGAGCGGTTCTATACAGTTTAAGGACATATCATGGCAATGGACAAAGGTTTATACGCGGCCCCTCAAGGTCTATCTGATGGTGAAGACCCAGAGATCGAGATCGAGATTGAGGACCCAGAGGCAGTTCATATTGGCCTCGACGGTCTTGAGATTGACATCGAGAAGGAAGAGGCTGGCCCAGATCAGTTCGACGCCAACTTGGCTGAGTTCATGAATGACAGCGCCTTGGATGCCCTTGGCTCTGAGCTTGTCAGTGATGTAGACAAAGACCTAATGGACCGCAAGGACTGGATACGCACGTATGTAGATGGTCTGAAGTTGTTAGGTTTGAAGTACGAAGAGCGTACCGAGCCATGGCAGGGTGCCTGCGGTGTGTTCCACCCGATGCTGACAGAGAGTGTTGTGCGGTTCCAGTCAGAAGCGATGATGGAGACGTTCCCGGCTATGGGTCCGGTGAAGACGCAGATCGTCGGTGCGATTGACTTGCTGGCTGAAGAGTCCGCTGCTCGTGTCCGTGATGACATGAATTACCAGCTCACTGAGGTGATGGTCGAGTACCGGCCAGAGCACGAGAAGATGTTGTGGTCACTGCCGTTGGCAGGCTCAGCGTTCAAGAAGGTGTACTACGACCCAAGCAAGGGCCGTCAAGTTGCTATGTTCATCCCCGCCGAGGATATCGTGGTGCCGTATGGTGCGTCGAATCTGGAGAGTGCCGAGCGGGTCACGCACGTTATGCGTAAGACACCTAATGAGTTGAAGAAGCTCATGGCTGCTGGGTTCTACTCCGAGGTGGAGATGGGCGAGCCGTCGCATGAGTTGGATGAGATCGAGAAGCAGAAGGCCGAGGAGATGGGTCTGTCCGCAACACAGGACAACCGCTTCCGGGTTCTGGAGATGCACGTTGACTTGGACCTCGAAGGGTTTGAGGACGTGGACAAGAAAGGAGAGCCCACTGGGATTGCTCTGCCGTATGTCGTCACTGTAGAGAAGGGTACCGGCAAGGTACTAGCTATCCGTAGGAATTGGTACGAGGGTGACTCCTTGCACCTGAAACGCCAACACTTCGTTCACTATCAGTACATCCCCGGTTTTGGCTTCTATGGCTACGGTCTGATTCACCTGATAGGTGGGTATGCCAAGTCCTCTACGATGCTGATTCGTCAGTTGGTTGACGCTGGTACGCTGAGCAACTTGCCCGGTGGACTTAAATCCCGTGGCTTGCGCATCAAGGGTGATGACACTCCGATTGCTCCGGGCGAGTTCCGGGACGTGGATGTGCCTAGTGGAAGTATCCGTGACAACATCCTACCACTCCCTTACAAGGAGCCAAGCCAAGTTTTGTTCGCTCTGTTCCAGAACATCGTCCAAGAAGGCCGCTCGTTTGCTTCCTCTGGTGATATGAATGTCAGCGACATGAGTTCCAATGCTCCTGTGGGCACAACTTTGGCATTGCTGGAGCGCACTCTGAAGGTCATGACAGCGGTGCAGGCCCGACTGCACTACGCGATGAAGCAGGAGTTCAAGCTCCTGAAAGTCATCATTGCCGACTACACACCGGAAGATTACGACTACGAGCCAGAAGGTGGTAATCGTGATGTGAAGCGTTCGGACTACGACGCTGTGGACGTGATTCCAGTGAGCGACCCCAATGCTGCCACTATGGCGCAGAAGATTGTTCAGTATCAGGCAGTCCTCCAGTTGGCTCAGTCCGCTCCTCAGTTGTACGACTTGCCGCTGCTGCACCGCCAGATGATTGAGATTCTGGGCATCAAGAACGCAGCCAAGCTAGTGCCTACTGAAGATGATGCACTGCCAATCGACCCAGTTCAAGAGAACCAAGACTTGCTCACGGGCAAACCAGTCAAGGCGTTTATTGAGCAGAGTCATCAAGCGCATATCGCCGTGCACATGGCTGCAATGCAGGACCCCAAGATTCAGCAACTGATGCAGATGAATCCGCAAGCCCCAGCAATCCAAGCCGCAGCTATGGCCCACATCAACGAGCACATTGCCTTCGAGTACCGTAAGCAAATTGAGTTGTCGATGGGTATGCCCCTGCCAAACAAAGAGCAGAGTAAGCAAGTGTCACCGGAACTCGCCGACAAAATTGCGATGATGGCGGCTCAAGCGTCAGCTCAGCTTACTCAGAAGAACCAGCAAGAGGCTCAACAGCAGCAGGCTCAGGCTCAGCAGCAAGACCCAGTTATTCAGATACAGCAACAAGAACTTCAACTCAAGCAAGAAGAACTCAAGCTCAAGCAAGAGAAGCAGAAGATCGACGCCGCTGCTAAAGCCGACCAGCTCCGCATTGAGCAGTCTCGCATTGAGACACAGAAGGAGATTGCCCAGATGCAGGTGGACGCTACCAGCGCAACAGCGCGTGATCGGATAGCCAAACAACAAGAGACTGACGGTGCTCGCATGGGTATCGACATTGCGAAACAGAAAGCACAAATGGCGCAGCAACAGTACTCCGCGATGCTCAACCGCCAGAAGCAGCAGCAACAGCCGAAACAAGTCAAGGAAACTAAATAATGGACAACCACCGCTTGCTTGGGTTCATTGCCCGAGAAATCGACAAATTGCGTACAGAGCAAGCGAGTTTCCTTTCCGCCGGTAGAGCAGGGGACTACTCTGAATATCGGCACATCTGCGGGATTATCCGGGGTCTAAGCCATGCAGAATCAATCCTAAACGACCTCGTGCAACGTATGGAGAAACTTGAAGATGAGTGAATTTAATGTCGCTGCGGTAGACCTCTCGGGGATTCTGAACAAGAAGAACGAGGACAAAGCCAAGCAGTTGCCGGACCCGAAGACCTTCCACATTCTCTGCGTAGTCCCCGAGGCTATGGAAGAGTACGCGGATAGCGCCATCGGTATCATTAAAGATGCGAAGACTATGCACTACGAAGAAGTACTGACCCCAGTGCTATTTGTGGTGAAACTGGGACCTGATGCGTACAAAGACGCCACTCGTTTCCCCAACGGGCCATCATGCGTGGAAGGCGATTTCGTTATTTGCCGACCCAACTCTGGTACCCGTCTGAAGATTCATGGCCGTGAATTCCGAATCATCAACGATGACTCGATTGAAGCGACTGTGGAAGACCCAAGGGGCATCACACGTGCTTCCTGAAGTCGTCCGTAAACACACCGAGCGATATTTCGCTTGTGCATCGTAAGGAGTAAATAATGGCTAGATTTGGACAAGATGACTTCAAGTTTCCTGACGAGCAGGAAGAAGAAGCTAAGGGTAAACCCGTGGATACGGAAGAAGAGTTTGAGATTGAGATCGAGAACGACACCCCTGTCGCCGACCGCAACCGCAAAGCTGCTCCTCCCCCTGAAGACCCTACCGACGACGAACTGAACTCGTATGACGAGAAGGTACAAGCGCGTATCAAGAAGTTCACCCGTGGTTACCACGATGAGCGCCGTGCTAAAGAAGAAGCCCTACGTGAGCGTGAAGCTGCCGAAAACTTTGCTAAGCAGGTTTTTGCGGAGAATAAACGCCTACAACAACAGCTTTCCACTGGCAGTGAAGCCTATATTGCACAGTCAAAGACAGCCGCCGAGCGAGCACTTATTGAGGCCAAGCGCCAATATAAGGAAGCCTATGAAGCTGGTGACCCTGACCTTATGACTGAGGCACAGGCTGGTATTGCACAGGCAACCCTGCACGCCGACAAGGTCGAAAACATGCGGCCAATCCCAATTGTAGAGCGTGAATTTGAAGCTCCACAGCGCGAAGTTAAGCCTCGATTAGAGACTAGAACAGCTAAATGGCTGGAAAATAACTCTGATTGGTGGGGTAAAGATGAAGAAATGACCGCTGCAGCTACTGGACTAGACAGAAAACTTCAGCGAGAATATGGTGTAGACTTTATAGGTACCAAAGAATACTTTGATACTATTGACAAAACAATGCGCAAGCGTTTCCCTGAGAACTTCGAAAACTCTCAGAGCTATGAGGAAGATGAAGAGCCTCCACGAAAGACTTCTAAACCGGACGAGGATTTCACTCCCATCCGTGCAACAAAACCCGCTTCGGTTGTGGCTCCGGCTACCCGCAGCACACCGCCTAATCGTATTAGGCTGAAGCAATCAGAGGTTGCCATCGCTCGGCGGCTTGGGGTTACTCCAGAACAATACGCGAAACAGGTTGCTTTACTGAAAAGAGGTTAATTATGGAAATGTCTAAAGAAAAATCCCAAAACCGTCTGGTTCGTGAACTGGACAGTCGTGAATCTTTCTCCCGCCCTACTGCTTGGCGACCCCCAGAGACCTTGCCGTCTCCTGACCCGCGTCCGGGTTGGACTCACCGTTGGGTTCGTATTAGCATGATGGGACAGGCTGACCCTAGTAACACTTCTTCGAAGTTACGCGAAGGCTATGAACCCTGCAAAGCAGATGAGTATCCTGAGCTATTGGTGCACGCTTCTACCGAAGGCCGTTTCAAGGGGAACGTCGAGGTGGGCGGACTGTTGCTTTGCCGTATTCCAGAAGAGTTCCTGAAACAACGTGATGCTTATTACGCCAATCAGAACAAAGCTCAAATGGAGTCAGTGGACAACAACTTTCTACGCGATAGCGACCCTCGTATGCCCTTGTTCTCGGACAAGAAGTCGAAGGTTTCTTTCGGTTCTGGTTCTTAAATTTTTAAGGAGTCTTAAATGGCTTATCCTATCGTCTCGGCCCCTTACGGGCTAAAGCCGATCAATCTGATCGGTGGTCAGGTGTTTGCGGGTTCTACTCGTAACATCCCTATCGCGGCTGGTTACAATACCAATATTGGCTACGGTGACGTGGTTCAGTACGGTACTGTTGGCAATCGCGGTTCTGTGATTCTTACTGCAATGGTGTACAACACTGCTGCGTATGTCGCTGGCACTATTGGCGTGTTCTTGGGTTGCTCTTATACCAGCCCCGCTACAGGCCAAAAACTGTTTGCACAATACTGGCCCGCTGGCACTACTGCTACTGATGCTGTCGCTATCGTTTCTGACGACCCTGACACTATCTACAAGGCAGTGACTGTGACTAACAACGGTACCGACGTAAGCACAACTCAGGTAAATCTGGGTCAGCCTTTTGTTGGAACTAACTTGTTCTACGTGAAGAATGCTATGAGCACTTCCAATGGCAACTCCACTGCGGGTCTGTCGGCTGGTGCAAGTAACGTTATCACCACAAGCACCGCTCCTTTCCGTATTGTTGACATCGTGCCTGATACTGAGAACATCTTGTCTCAGACTGCTACGACTGCTACCAGCACGGCTATGACTCTGAGCGCCGCCAATTCCGCCATTACGGCTGGTATGGCTGTTACTGGCTCTGGCGTACCTACAGGCACCTACGTGGTCTCTGTGTCCGGTACCGCCGTTGTCCTGTCTCAGGCTACTACTTCGACTATCAGCACTGCGACCGAGTTCGTGTTTGTTGGTGCCGCCGAAGTATTAGTTAAATTCAACTTTGGCTACCATGCGTATTACGCAGCGGCTGGCGTCTAAGGAGCTAAATCATGGCAATTTCACGCGCACAACTACTTAAAGAACTGCTCCCCGGTCTGAACGCTTTGTTTGGTCTGGAATATGCTCGTTACGGTGAAGAACATAAAGAAATGTACGAAACCGAAACTTCTGAGCGTTCGTTCGAAGAAGAGACCAAGCTGTCTGGCTTCTCTGCTGCACCAGTCAAAAACGAGGGCTCTGCCATTTCGTATGACAATGCACAAGAGGCATGGACAACTCGCTACAACCACGAAACCATCGCTCTGGGCTTCTCCATCACTGAAGAAGCTGTGGAAGATAACTTGTATGACTCACTGTCTGCTCGTTACACCAAGGGTCTGGCTCGTGCTATGGCCTACACCAAGCAAGTCAAGGGTGCTGCCGTTATCAACAACGGTTTCTCCTCGGCTTATGTCGGTGGCGATGGCGTGCCTTTGTTCTCTACTGCTCACCCTCTGGTGAACGGTGGTACCAACAGCAACCGTCCTGCTACCGCTGCCGACCTGAACGAGACTTCTCTGGAAGCCGCTGTGATTCAGATCGCTGCTTGGACTGATGAGCGTGGTCTGCTGATCGCCGCTAAGCCTAAGAAAATGATTGTTCCTCCTGCTCTGCAATTCGTTGCTACCCGTCTGTTGGAAACCAGCCTCCGTGTTGGTACTACTGACAACGATATCAACGCAATCAAGAACAACGGTTCGATTCCTGAAGGCTACTGTATCAATCACTTCTTGACCGACGCAAACGGCTGGTACCTCACCACCGACGTGCCAAACGGCCTGAAGCATTTCGTTCGTACTCCGCTGTCTAACAGCATGGACGGCGACTTTGATACCGGCAACGTCCGTTACAAGTCCCGCGAGCGTTATTCGTTCGGCTGGTCTGACCCATTGGGCGTGTTCGGTTCGCCCGGTTCGTCCTAAGCTCTTGTAGCTTGACTAAAAGGCTCCTTCGGGAGCCTTTTTTACGTCTATAATTTCCCGGTTGGTTACGCTGAGCTAAGCTCAAAACGGGTGCGGGGTTCAAGTCCCAGAAAACTGCCAGACGCACAGTGGAATCACCACACCAACATCCTGTTGCACCTACGCAAACAACATGCTATATTGCAGTCACTCCGGGCTTTCCGGTGCATCAAACTGTCCCGGCAGACGACATACCGATTGGTGCACTTCACTTGTATGTAAGGAAACTATCATGGGATTCGCAACTCACCTCGGCCCTTGGCTGCTCGGCACTGTTAAAAACACCACTGGCACCACTGCTGGCAATATCCAGAATCTGGGCGCAACTCAAGTTACTCAGTCAATCACCCTCGACTTCAATTCGATCAACGGCTCACTTACTGGCACCGCGTTTGTACTTCCAGCAGGCGCAATAGTTACGTATTTCAAATACTACGTTACATCTACATTTAGTGGCGCTACAACAGTCAAGCTAAGCATCGGTGCTACTGACGTTACAGCGGCTACCACAATTACAGGCCCTGCTGCTCCAGCCACTATGACGGCTGCATCTGCTGCTGATGCTGTTACAGCTTTGTTTAATAACGTTGGTGCTACTGACGCACTCGTGACCTACACAGCCACCAAGGCAGCGACTTTGACTACGGGCTCTGTAACGCTTCAAGTTACCTACACCGTGCGGGGCTCCGACGGCGCTGCCAACCCAACTGCTACTCAGCAGTAATTAGTCTTGGGGGCTCCGGCCCCCGTTTTACAGGAGATTAGTTATGCCTATGCAAACAGACGTTCTTTCTAAATTTGTAACAGCACCCGGCGCGGTTACAGATAGTCGCTATCGTATTAAGGGGGCGTGGGTCTCTTCTACCGTTGCTACGAACCCAAACCCAGTTTTTGTTGACACAAGTACCGCATTCACTGGTACATACAGCCAAACAACCACAGTTATTACAGTTACATCAGCCAATCATGGCCTAGTAGCTGGACAGCGTGTTGCTTTGGCGCTTACCAGCGGCTCTGGCGGAAGCGGCGGCTTTGCGGTGACTACAACACCTGATCTCAACACGTTTACGGTATCTACACCGCTTACTGGCACCAACTCCGGTAACGTGACTATTTACACGCGAGCGTACATTGAAGTCGCCATTTCAGCGCTTACGCAAGGCATGTTGATTATTCCCGGCGAAGGCGTTCTTGCTTATAACGGCATTTTTTACGTTGGTATTTCTGAGTTAACAGTGTTTTATGGCTAAGAAAACTCCCTCCCTTGCAGTCGGTCGTGGCGAAAAGCTCCCGGTCTCTAAGGGGGCTGGACTCACAGCTAAAGGCCGCGCTAAATACAATGCAGCCACGGGCAGCAACCTGAAAGCACCCCAACCCAAGGGTGGCCCACGGAAGGCTTCATTCTGCGCTCGGATGTCCGGTATGCCCGGCCCGATGAAGGATGAAAAAGGTCAACCGACACGCAAAGCTGCGTCACTAGCTAGATGGAAGTGCTGAACATGGACGACGCAATTCACACAGCCCGCGAGCTGGCTACTCATGCCGCAGACATCAAACATCTGCAAGACGACATGGACAAGATGTTGGAGAGTATGAAGGCCATGCAAGTTACGCTGACAGCCATCGACCATACACTGTCGGAAGCTAAGGGCGGCTGGAAGGTACTAATGTTGGTGGGGGGCGCAAGTGGTGCAGCCACTGCACTTTTGGTAAAACTTGCGTACTGGTACTCGGGGAAATAAATAATGCCTAGCACTAGCAAAAAACAGCACAAATTCATGGCAGCAGTGGCTAATAACCCTGCCTTTGCCAAGAAAGCAGGAGTACCGCAATCTGTGGGTAAAGAATTCACAGCAGCGGACAAGAAGCTGAAGTTACCTAAGTCTGGCTCTAGGGCTGACTTGCAGAAGGTAAACAGCCCGAAGACAAACCAAGGCGCAAACGAACTTTTCAAGAAAGGTGGCTCTACCATGGCTACAAAAATGAACCCCGGTTTTATGGCAATGATGGCAAAGAAAAAAGACGGCGCTAAAGGCGACATGCCAGCAGCACTAGCTAAACATGCAGCTAAGCCCGCTTCCAAAGCACATGCGGGTCTTAAAGCAGGTGGTTCCACAGGTTCCTTCCGCGCCTCGGCTAACGGTATCGCTCAGCGTGGCAAGACTAAAGCCATGATGCCTAAGATGAACAAGGGCGGCAAAGCCTGCTAACCTAAAGGAAATAATCATGAATAAGCCAAAAATGCGTAAGATGAACAACGGCGGTGAATCTGATGGTATTGATACCGAAGACACCACAGACTACACAGGTGGTCAAGATGACCTGCCATCTGCTAAAGCCACTGCCCCCAAGGCAGCTCCCAAGATGGTCACCAAGGAAGAGCTGGCGAAGTCCGGTTTGAGCCTGCGGGACTACCTGAACAAGCAGCAAGGGCTGACTCGTCGGAGTGAAGCTAGTGCCCCTAGTCGCGCAGGTATGCAAGATGCGCTGAATGCAGCTAATAAGCCATTTGCCGACACCAAACGTCCGGGCATCGTGGCTCGTATGCGTGAAGCTGACAAGAGCGTTAAGGGCGTGCGCGAAGCTGCTCCAGAAGCTAAAGCCCCAGCTAGGTCACCTGCAAAGGCAATCTCCAAGGAAATGTCCAACCCAAGAGAGATAAACGCCAGAATGTCAAGAGGCTTTGAGCCTCGCCAAAACTATGCGCCTAGCCGAGGCTACGCTAACGGTGGCTCTGTCTCCGCTTCTCGCCGTGCCGACGGTATTGCTGCCAAGGGTAAAACCCGTGGTCGGATGTGCTAAATGATGGCGAGTCGAGGGATGGGGGCCATCTCCCCCTCTAAAATGCCCAAGGGTAAGCAGACAGCTCGCCGGGATAACACCGACTTCACTCAATACGCCGAAGGTGGCAAAGTCAATGCGGCTGGCAACTACACGAAGCCTGATGTACGCAAACGCATCGTAAGCCAAGTAAAAGCTGCCGCAACTCAGGGTACTGGCGCAGGACAATGGTCAGCCCGTAAAGCGCAGCTTGTGGCTAAGAAGTACAAAGCCGCTGGCGGCGGGTACAAGGATTAAAGTGAAAGCACCGCAGCAATCCCTCAAAGATTGGGGTGACCAGAAATGGCGCACCAAAAGCGGAAAGCCGTCGAGCAAAACTGGGGAGCGTTACTTGCCCGAGAAAGCCATACAATCACTAAGCCCGTCCGAATACGCTTCTACCACAAAGGCCAAACGGGCCGGTAAAGCAGCAGGCAAGCAATTTGTGGCGCAACCTAAACGTATAGCAAAGAAAACAGCAGGGTTTAGATAATGGCAACTTCCGGCACCACTGCATTTAACCTCGACCTCGTCGAGCTAGTTGAGGAAGCGTTTGAGCGATGCGGTGGGGAGCTGCGCACTGGTTACGACCTTAAGACAGCCCGCCGTTCACTGAATCTTATGTTCGCCGACTGGGCGAATCGTGGTTTGAACATGTGGACGTTTGAGCAGGGCTCGATTGTCTTGACTCCCGGCACCGGCACTTATGACTTGCCAGCCGACACTGTAGATTTATTGGAGCATGTGATTCGTACTGGGGCTGGTAGTGCTTCTACGCAAGCAGATTTAACGATTACCCGCATTAGTGTTTCTACCTACGCTACGATTCCGAATAAGCTGCAACAAGCTCGCCCGATCCAGATTTACATTGATCGTAGGCAGGAAATCCCACAGGTAACTGTGTGGCCCATCCCAGATAACGTGCAGACCTACACACTGGTGTACTGGCGTTTGAAACGAATTGACGATGCTGGCACGGGCGTAAATACGATGGATGTACCATTTCGGTTTATACCCGCCATGGTTGCTGGCCTTGCTTACTACCTCGCTATGAAGGTGCCGACTGGCGCTGAGCGTTTACCAGTGTTGAAAGCCCAATATGATGAGGCTTGGCAGTTGGCTTCTGAAGAAGATCGTGAAAAGGCGGCGGTACGATTCGTGCCTCGCCAACAGTTTATTGGATAAGCCATGGGCAATAGGTTTGCTTCCGGCAAGAACAGTATTGCGGAATGTGATCGCTGCGGGCAGCGGTACAAGCTAAAGCAACTGAAGCAAGAGATCATCAAACTTAAGACGTTTAACCTCTTGGTTTGCCCAGAATGCTGGGACCCCGATCAGCCTCAGTTGCAACTAGGTATGTTCCCTGTGGATGACCCACAGGCAGTACGGAATCCAAGGCATGACCAAACGTATGTAACGTCTGGCCTAAACAGCTTAGGGAATCCCTCTGAAGGCTCTAGGGAGATACAATGGGGCTGGAATCCAGTAGGTGGAGCCAGTCAATTTGATGCTGCACTTACGCCGAATTACTTGGCTTCTTTAGCAGAACTTGGTACAGTAACAGTTATTATCTAAGGAGCCAATCATGGCATTCACAC